GGAGATACCACATCTTATGTTTCCCAAATTGAAGCCCTAGAAGACTACGGGGTTAAAGCTGAGTTTCTCCAGAAGGGCTCGTGGAGCGACATCGACTCTCAGCTGGAAAAGGGCATTGCCGTTCCCATCGGAATCCTCCATAAAGGCCCAGTGACGAATCCGACTGGAGGTGGCCACTGGATTTGCGTGATTGGACGCTCTGAAGATGACAAAAGCTACATTGTGAACGATCCGTTTGGGGATCTCGATCTCGTCAACGGAGGTTATGTCAGTGCTAATGGTGCTAGCCTGAGCTACTCTAAAGCTAACCTCGGCCCTCGTTGGATGGTCGAAGGTAAAAATTCGGGCTGGTTTATTAAGGGGTTCAAATGACAAGCAAAAAAAAGCTAGTCAAAAAAGCCATCAAGAATTCCGAGCAGTACACTGCAGCGGAGCTTGCTTATTTCCGCCTGTGGCTCAGTAACAAAAAGAAACACAGGCAGGACCGTAAAAAACAACAACTAAATAATGACAATCAAGCTTGTTGACTGGCAGAATGTGGAACGTTGCGCTCAGCTTCGGGCTGACGAAAAGACGTTTAACTGGGACGAAGATTCCAATCCTCTTGGCGATCTTGAAACCAGGGAAATGGCCCGAATGATGGCGTATAGAACTGCGCTTATTTCGGCACTTCGTCGCTAAGGCTGAGCCAGCCTTAAACTAACTTTTCATACAAAATCCACCGTGGGCTTTAATTGGCAAGGCGTTCTTGACTCCTGGAGCGTAACCTGGGAGCAGAATAAAGCTGATTTCATGGAAGAGCTTTATGAGTTTTATTGCCCCACAAGCTACGGTTATACAGGCTTGTTTCAGCAGTACGAAAAAGACCTTGCTGAATTTGTTCGTGACTACACGCGAATTCCTTCAGAGGATCCCCGACACGGTAAGCCTTGGCTTTTTCCAGCTCCTACAATGAGCTAAGGAAAGTAGCTTAGTTGTATGGCGGACCGAGATTATCAAAAAGAGTACGACGATTATCACGGTTCGCCAGAGCAAATAAAACGTCGCGCAGCGCGTAATAAAGCTCGCCGACGTTTAGAAAAACAAGGCCGTGTCAGTAAAGGCGACGGCAACGATGTTGATCACCGCGATCACAATCCTTTAAATAACAGCCCTGCTAATATACGTGTAAGGTCAAAATCTGCTAATCGGAGCGACCAATAGTGGCAATTCTCCCTAATTTTGGTGGCGGCAAAGCTCCGGAGCTGACAGGGGGTCTGATGTTCCCTCCTGGTTTGGGAGGAATTAATAAGGAGCCCGAGCTAGGCGTTCGCCGTGTCATGCAGCTGGATAACGGCAGCCGGATAGCTGCACAGATCGAGCATAATCGAGGCGCTTACAGCCGTCCCCCCGTGGGACCAGTCGAGTACGCCGAAGGGAATATCAAAAAAAGCACGGAAATTACGGGAGTTGCAGGTTATAACCAGCGGAATATCCCCATCAAAGACAGTCCCGATGACATGAGTCAGGCGGACTTTATGCTGTCGTTGCAGCAAGAAACTGCACCTCAGCGGATGCGTATGCGGACAGCTCTGTCAGTCCCTGTTCAAAACTTTTTAAACACGCGAACTGTAAACCCTGAGTATCCTTTAAATACTCACAATATGATGAATAATCTCTTATCCTTAGCAAAGGCTAAAATTCAGAAAGGAAAATGAGGGACTCCGATTTTCCCGTCCGTATGGCCGGTCAGCGTCTTGGATTACAGGCGTACAAATTAACCGGCATTACACCGACTGAAATCACTCGTCGGTTACGTTACCAAGAAGCCAACCCCAGCACTTAATCATGCGATTCGCCGGTCCTCAGATCCTCACTGATCCTGCCTCCATGCCCCCCACTGCAAACCGTTTTGCAGGCCGCGTAGCAAAAGAAAATCCGGGGTTGGTTGAGCGAATCACTAACGCTATTATTCCTGGGCACGGTGCAACCAAGTCCAGTGAGCAGCGATCTTCTGCACAAGGCTGATCTCGATTGGATTACGCCTGACGCGGAGCGCTTGATCGCTAAGCACGCTCGCGTCTCCGCAAAAAAACCAGACAAAGGCGAATCAGTTCGCCTTTTAAAGTACTGCATCAAACACGGGCACTGGAGTGTGTTTGAGCAGGTTTGCGCTTCGTATGAAATTATTACGACGCGGGCAATCTCTCCGCAGATACTTCGTCACAGGAGTTTTACATTTCAGGAAACGAGTCAACGCTATTGTGATCCTCTAGACGTTTTAGAACAAGCCACGCAGGATTGCAGTAAGTTCGAGCTTCGCGCTCAGGACAAAACCAACAGACAGAATAGTTTTGAATTTGAAAATGATACCGTCGAACAGGAGTTCAGAACTCGTATAGATAGTCTTTTCGAGCAGTCGCAGGAACTTTACAAGGACCTGCTTCAAGCTGACGTGGCGAAAGAGTGCGCACGTAACGTTCTTCTTATGTGTGTGCCCACCCGTCTTCACATGATGGGGACTCTGAGGAGCTGGATTTTCTACGTCGGCCTGCGCGGCAATAGGGGAACCCAAGCTGAGCATAGAAAAGTTGCGCTTCAGATTGGGAAAAACTTGTACGACCAGTTACCGATTGTAGGGCAGGCTGTTATCGAAGCTGCCTATGCTAATACCAATGGACTGGAGGGCTGGCAGTTCGTCTGACGCCAGACAAAGCGAAAGCCGGGCTTGATTAGGCCCGGCCTTAAGTTCGCCTTCGCGCGTTTCTTTATTATAAAAGATTAGACCAGGGGTCAACCCTCTCTTCAGGATTATTTAATACTCCAGGAGGCGCCGTATTCGGCACGGGGGGATTGGATGCTACAGAGGGGACACGTTGCTGGCTAATAGCTGCAGCACGGATAAGACTCAACTGCTGCTTTAGAGCCATATTCTCTTGCTCTAGTGGCTGCCGTTGGCTTGTAGCCCATGCGTTTGCGTTAGTTGTGAGCTGCTCCAACACATTCTGTGGGTGGGGGAAGTTGAATACAATCCCCTGCTCAGTTTGAATTTTTTGACCGCCCTGTGAGTCAGCTAAAGCATCGAGAAAGATCTCGGCTTTGGCTACCGGGATGTCAGCAGTAAATCCCAGTTGCTGAGGGTTAACTAAGCCTTTGTTCACTTCGTAGTAATGGCTGAAGCTCTTTGCAACTTTCGCAGATTCCACCGCAGAAGCCTCCCGCTTTCGCCCATATTCAAGCGCCGTGGAAGCTCCTGCAAGAGCAGCGCCTACCGAGAGCAGTGCAGTCGGAAGCTGCGCCGGGGCAACCACTGCGGTTGCTATGCCTGCGGCAGCCCCAGCTCCCAGGAGACCCCCAAAGAATTTGTTGTTACTCATCTGATTTTTCAATGGTGTTGGATTCCTTAGCTTTGTCGTGTGCTTTAAAAGCCGAATCCCATACGGTCGGATTCGAGGCGTATTCTATAGGTGAAGGCAAGCGCGTGTCACCGCTAGCTGCGCGGTCCGTCGAAGGGTCGTAAGGCTTCAACCTAAGCCCTTTAACTACGGCTTTACCGTTAATAAACTTAGGCTCGATGTGTGGGACCTTAAGAACGTTGTTAACAGTTTCTTTCAAACGATCCACAAAACGAGGTTTGGCGCTCGCTTTATAACCGTTTGATTTTGCAAAGTTAACGTAAGAAGCATAGAGCTCTGAGTAAGCGTTTTTTACGTAGAGTCCGCGCTCTTGCTCGTCGATATTCGGACGGAAAGCCCCTCCCCCAAGTACAGCCTGAGAGTTAGGAGCATACAAAGTACACTCTGCCAACCAAGCACAAATAGGGTTGTTGAAAACTAGAGCTTCCAGGTTAGTCGCGTTCAGTTGTGGGCAGAACTTGACTGGATTAGCCATCACTTCCCGCATTTGATCAAAACTCATCTCCAGAGCCCATGCGGCAACCCCCGGCAGTTCCGGCGCCAGTTCGCCCTCGACCCTGTCGTTGTAAACGCTGATTAAATTTCGACGTTGCGAAGCAGGAACAACGTTGTTCATCACAATCGTCAGCCTCCGACGCTCTAGACCAGAACTGATATCTGACGAACTGATGTGTTCGTTAGACGCAATCGACACCAAAAGCTCTGGCTTAAAGTTAATTACCTGTGTGCCATACTTGCGTTCAGCCCGGAGAGTATCAGAAGCGGATGTAAGTTTCTTTAGCGTGTCCAGGCGCTTACTAAAGGAGGCTTCGTCAGTCAGCAGCAGTAACCGCTTACCGATAAGACTGTGTGCTTCAAATCGATTAGTTTCAATCGTCTCCAAATCGCTTGTATGAGTGCCGCTAAAACCAGCAAGAGCAATCAAAATCTGCTGCAGCGTGGACTTACCAGAACCACCCGCACCGATAAGGTGTAAAAACTTTTCACCCGTTGTGTATCCCGTTAGGACAGCTCTACAGAAAGCCCTGATAAGAACTACTTTGTCTGGTTCGACCGCCCAGGTAAGCCATTTAATAAACTCTGGACAGCTTGCGCTCGGGTCGTAGTCGTAAGCGAGCTTCGTTTGGAAGAATAAATCCTTTTGATTTCCCGCTGTAAACGTCTGAGTTTTTGTGTTGTAAACTCCGTTTTTGAAGGCGATCAAACCCCTACCTGCTTGCCAGATTGAGTTTCTGCCTCCGTTAATGGATTTGAGCAGCTTTGCTTTAAGGATGTGGAATACGGAGCTTACAGTCGCTGAGTTATAGCGAGGCAGCACGCCGGCAGTAACGAAAGTATCGAGAGTTTTTACAATACGCCGTTTAATATGCTGTTCATCATTTATGTACCAAACACCCTCATCTTCGTCGTAAGCAAAGAACTCATCAAGACTTGAATCAAATAAGAATTTGTCGCCGTAATTGTTGACAATTACATCGGCAATATCATTCTCTGAAAATTGACGGTTGTTTGATTGGATCTGAATAAGTTGCGCTGGTGTTGTCGGCGTGGGGTTAGGCATCGATGCAGTTTTGGACGAAGGTGATGTTGATGTGGATGTTGAAGCTGAAGGAGCCGTAGGGTCTTCGAACGTAAAAATTGAATTAATTGGCTTTGGTTTTTTCAGAGCCAGCTCTTCTCGAATACTCTCAGGGCAGTGCGCATCAAATAAATCTTTATTTAAAGTTTTTACCTTTTTCCAAACTGCACAGTCGCCGTCTTCAGATGCGATAGCTAAAGCTGGCTGCAGCCCAGTGGGCTCCGTAATGCTGCTTAGAATCCGGTCAAATTTTCCGTCGAGTTCAGGGGCGTACTCGTAGATATTCTCGAACACTTGGTTCGCTGTGTCAAGGGGGGCCTTCCTCAAAGGGACGCCCTCAGCGTTCAACCAGTTACACCAACCGATTATCTCCTTGAAGGCAGCCGCCATCGCAAACGACCTGTCAGCTACCTCCTCGCCCTCCAGGATTGATCGGACGGAAGCACTGACTAGCCGCCCTAGGTCCAACCCCGTGGGATCCACACGGGCCACCAGGGCATCAAAGGCGGCTTCTTTCGATACGGACTCTTTAGGTAACTTTAAATAAACTTGATAAGCTTCGTCGATTTTATTCGACGGAATAAAATTTTCGGAGATGTAAATAAGCTCAGATTCTTTTTTAGCTCCGTAAAAAAGGTTAGGTACTTGTGTAGCACGAATATCTGAGCCAGGTATTTGTTGAGATATCTGCCGTGTAAACCACTGATAAAAATCAGGTTCAATAATCGGTTTTTCTAAACCGAATACCAAACGAAATCGAGGCCAGTCTTCTGTATGACTTGGAGAGTAGTAAGCAAAACTAAGATATTTTTGACAGATATCTAACTTTTTTGCTTGCTCAACAGTTAACTGTTGATCTTGAATTTTGTTCCCTTCGCTGTCTTTTCCGTCTGCTTGATTATCAATGTCGATAATCAACAAACCTGCTTGTATACAGCCGGTTTCATTCTTGCTTCTTTTACCGTCAACTAAATGCCATGCGCACAAACCGTAGCCGTGCTGTACGTTCTCAGCGATTGAGGTTATATTTTCTGTTAGTTTTTCCCAGTTCTCATTGAACGCTTTGAAGTTCCCACCAGCAGAAATCTTTCCTGTTTTTGGGTGTACGTGATTGCGTACTTCCTGATTCCGGCTGAAGTGAAACTGCATTGCTCGATCCCGTCCAGACATTGTGCCACGCTCTCCCCGGCGTGGCCACCGAAGAAACCCTTAATTCTGCTCCTGAAGACTATAGAACTTTTTAACTATTTCCAACCACTGAACTTCGTGTTTTTCAACGTCGTTTTTGGAAAAAGTAAAAACCTGAACTGAGAACTCAGGGACAGCTGTAGATACAATTATCTGTGTTTTATCGATCTTAATCCCTAAGCATCGTTCAGCCGCGAGTTTATAAGCTGCTAGCTGTAACTGTGTTTTTTTAAGTTTGAATACCCCAGAGATCAGGGCTTTTTTTAGTTTATCGTCGATGTTAGCTGAAGCTCTAGGGAACTTGTAGCTGTAGGGACCCACGGAAGTTTTAAAGTCCCCTAGTATTGTTTCTCCATTTTGATCTACATAAATTATGTCGCAACATCCTGCGTATCCATGACCCGTAGCTTCGTCATAGTAATGTATTCGTCCGACACCATCCTCCCCTGTATATTTAGACCACTGAGGTTGGTTGTACGGTTTCTCAGACCACAGGACTTTTCCGTTGCCTAGAAGTTCTTCTAGTTTTTCCGGCATGTCGTCCCAGTAGGGTTGGTAGTCCTTGGGCGGTGCTACCTGCAACCCTCGAATCCAGTTTTCAACAGCATTGTGGATCCAAGTTCCCCTTTCGGCTGCTTTATCAGCAACCCCTGGGTTCATGACATTCCAGTGAGCAAGCTTAGCCCGAGTTTCTTCAGTCTGCGTGGCAGATAGAACGCTAGTTACGGAAGGTAACGGCCTAGGAACTCCTGCGCAATTGTAGTGCCGTAGGCCGTTAAGCGTTAATCGTGTTTGAGACACAATTTTGTGTCGAATTAAACAGATATTAGCGCCTTTTACTCAAAACTTCAGCGCAGGATGCCTGTAAGGGGGAAGGTCATCACCCTCATCATCTTCCTCTTCTTCCTCGTCCTCCTCATCCTCATCTAAAAAGAACTCACTTTTCTGATACTCAAACTCTTTACTACGTATATTTAATTCTTCTCCGAGGCACATGCCTGCGCAAAAACTTTCACTAACAATCTCCGCGCACTCGGAGGCAGAGCGTACGGTCCCCTCGGGGGAGACGCACTCTTGTAAGAGTTGATTGGAAACCAGAAGAGCACAGATTTTGTCGAGTTTTGCATTTGTTTGTGTAAGTTGCTCAAGAATTGATTTCTGGAAAGATTCAAACTTCTGTGATTTAGATGTCATTATTCGAGCGGAGGCAACGGGTCAACGCGGTCCCAATCTAAGCCGAATGTTACCTGAGTGCCATCGCACCAATTTTCTGGGCGCTGGAAAACAAACCAACAGCTTGTGACCGAATCCTTGGTGGAGCCTATCGCACGAAATTTCGGGCGTGGGCTGAGGACGATCATATTCGCAAGCTTATTTGCGAGCAGAAAGTTCCTTCTGCGAGCGACAGGTTCAATAAAAGACAAACGATCCAGAACCGCTATGCCCTTTGTAGCTATCTGCATACCGTATTCAAGTATGTACTCGCTGTACTCAGAGAGCCCCATTGTGCTAGCCACAACCCAGTCGTAAGCTTTCTGTTTTTCTGACACCCACCAGATGGGATCTGTAAGATTTTCTTCCTTTTCATTTCTAGTAACGGAAAAGTTATGAGATCGAAGTTGATCACTCAGAATCCCTAAGGGATCGTGAGGCACTAGTATCGATCCAGTGATGTAAGAATGCTTGATGAGCGCGTGAGTGACGCCTTTCGGGATACTGTAAAAATCCGACAAAGTAAACAGGGGGCGTCAGGGTTTGATGAGCGTAGCGGCTCTTTTGAAGCTTGTCCAGTGTTTAGTGAGTATATTGAACACGTGCGTCCTAAAGATTATGTTAAATCTTGAGTGGCTGACCCAGGAACAGGAGTTCACGCACCATCAGGTCATGATGGACGCCAAAAAGCTAAACCGCGAACAGCTTTTACAGATTTTTGAATCAGTCCATCAGCAATATCAAATACAGCATCGTTTGTTTTCTCGTTTAGCTAGTTGGTGTGCTCGTAACGGTACTGAACTTCCTTCCTTCGCTGAGCTGTTAAAACCCAAAACGACAGACCATCCTGTTTCTGAGGCATAAAGCCGAGACGTTCGATATACCGCGAGAGTGCGGCGCTTCTTATCGACTGTGGCTCTGTGTAAATATGATGATTCTCTGGAACTTCTTTTAGAGCTGCTACTACGAGCCGAAGCGCCTCGCGTAAGTGTTTTAAAGAGCCCTTAGAGGGTTGTCTTTTCGCGCGTCTAGCTCTTTTATTTTTCCTGTTCCAGTACCAATCGTTTGTAGCTCGACGTGATTTGTTCATGATTAGAGCCAAGTTCCAGACCCCCGTGGAAATCTGCTCCAGGTAGATTGTGACCCACAAGCCCGCTACTTTTTTTCGTTTTGAAATGTACTTCATAAGTCTGCAAAAAAAAGGGGCGACAGTACTGCCACCCCAGAGTCCCCTTTTTTACCCCGTTTCTGGAGCACCCGAAGCCTAGCTCAAAATTCGAGTCCTAGGGCTTTTGCTTGATCTTCAGTAAGCTGAACGGCTTTTTTTGGCTTAGGAGTATCAGCCTGTTCATCAACAACATCCACCACAGCAGGCTTAAGAGCCGCAACAGGAGCAGCAGCCGAAGCAAAGGTTCGCTCCTGACCCTGCGGTCTTGAAGCAGCAAATTGCGCTTTAATCTCCGAGTGGTCTGCGCCAAGTGGAAGCTCAACCAGATCCGATCCAGGAATGTGAGATTTGAGGGCGGCAGCGATGAGTCCTGCGCCCTTGTCCGGGATCCACGCATCAATGTCTCCAATGAGTTTTTTCTCCTCCTCTGTAGCCGAAGGTCGGTCAGAGAATTCAAGTGCGTTGAAATTGATTTTTGCTCCGTCAGCACCCGTCATAGGGTCCCGCTCGTTAAAACTCCGCGTCACAAACTTAGTTGCTGTGACAACGGAGGCACAGTTAATGCGGTTGTTATAAAGGGTTTGGAAGTAACTGATAAAGTTTTTCTGCGATGATTTACCGGAGATCATCGAAGTTGTTACGCAGCGAGGAGGAAGCAACCTATGGTTAGGGCTAACTCCGATGTACGCAATTCGGAGGAATTCCTCCTGATTACGCATTCCAAGATTCCCGAAGTATGGAGTAAAACCTAGAAGGATGAACTCAATCGGAATACCGTTATCATTACGATCAACAATTGCGCTGTCAGGATCAACGTCTGATTTCCACCTTCGAGCTTGGAGATCAATCCGTAGTGTATGAGGAGGGACGTTGCACAGAATTTCGTCTTCGGAGAATTGGCCAGCAATGAACACCATTAGGTTTACCTAAATCAGAGAGAGAAATCGATTGAACCGAGAGCAGCTGCAGTCACTTTTCCTTTTTCAGGATCAGCGGCGGTTTTAGGCGCAGCTTTGGTGGACTTTGGCAGATACAGGATCTTGTCCACGTTGTAGTTTAAATAGGATTTATCGTCTTTCTCGCTAGTCGAAACCTTTCCTACAGCAATGGTTGGAGTTCCAGGAGCAAGCTCAGCCAACTGTTTGGATAGTTCCGCCCAGGCTGTAATTTTTGCCCAAGCCGTTTCGCTCGTTTCTGTCTGCCAGGCCAACGAACGGTTAGTTACTGTCGTGTCAGACAGTTCAACTTCATCAGACTTAGGACCCAGTCCCCCAGTCATGATGAAGAGATTAACCGCCAACAGATCGTTGAAGTTATCCTGACTCACAACCAACATCGGTTGCATCTGAAGAACACCATCCAGCGTGGGTCGGGTAGGACCGATAGCTAAAACGGTATCGTTCACACTAAGTTTGCTCAGTAGCTTGCCAACGTAATGGTCCTTCTTCTGGAGAAGTTGGACTTTTGTCGGTACACGCTTGTCTGAGTTAGGAAGGACTTCAGCCAGGACGTTCAGAGTGCCTTCATCTTCCTGCACCGTGGATGTAATACGTACACCGATGATAAATACATTCATTTGAGGGACGTTAAGCGTTTGGGTATTTGCCAGAGCTTTCGGTGAACCGAATGCTTTAGGCGTCGTTATGCTATCAGTTTTTTGGACATCTGTCCCTTTGTCTCAAAAGTGGATTTTTAAGACTCACACACTCTCTGCTGCATTTAATTTTCTGTAAATGGTGGACCGATGCACATTGAAAGCTTTAGCTATTTGATTAACACCCGCACCTTGCTTTCGGTATGCCGTTAGAAGCTTCAAATCTCCGCTTGTCAGTTTTGAGTTTTTTGCATCTAGATACGTAAAGTGATAGGGATTAATACAATTTCTGCATTTGCAGGAAGGTCTGACAACAAAATCATTGGGAATATCCAAATATTTCAAAATCAAATATTTTACGTATATTCGTTTTCCTAGTACGTAGACGCATGGCGCCATGTTTGTGTACTTACCTCCCCAAACAACGCACTCATCGTGAGTAAAAGTATTGAAAGCTAGTTTTTCAAACAAATTGGACAGAGGGGCTGACCTGCCCTTTCCGTACGTCAGTTCAAACGCTGTTGCGTTTAAACTTCTGCAAATGTCAGAAGCCTGCGCTTGAGCGTGGTTACTGTCGTTTGCTTTTATGGTTATTGTTAGTTTTTTACTATTTTCTTCTAGTGTTAATTTGTAAGAATCGATAAAACCCTCTTTCAAAATCGATACGCAAGTTTACTTTCTTCCGGCGGCAACCAGAAGTTGATTTTTTAAGGCTTCGTAGTCCGTCGCAGCGTTGCCGGCTGTAGACCAGTACTTTAAGCCTTCCACGTCGGGATCTTTGCCGAGAGTTTCCCGGTAAGCCAAACGTATACGATCTTCCCCCGTAGGCTGAGCTTTTGCTGAAGCTGTTAAAGCTTCTTTAAGACCGCCCACCGTAGGTGCGTTGCCAACGGTAGACCAATACTTTAAGCCTTCAGGATCTGCTTCCCGCCCAAAAGCTTCTTTGTACGCTTGTTGTACTGTTTCTGTTTTGGGTCCTTGGGATGCCAGCGTTTTATATTCTTCAGATTGGCGGAAGGTCTGCTGCAGCTCTTTATATTCTTGAGGATCTACACCCCCGGACATCCGTGGATCCTGTTTAGTCCAGTACTCAAACCCTGCCGTATCCGGAGTACGACCCAACTCTTCTTTATACAGTTTTTTGACGTTATATTCTGGTGATTGTTGGAAGGAAGTACGCATCTGTGCCTCCTCTTCAGGAGTTATTCCGCCCTGAGACAAGGGATCTTTATCAAGCCAATAGGAGAGACCCTCTTCGTCAGGAGTACGTCCTAAGACATCTTTATATAGATTTGTAATTACAGATGTAGCCTGTTGCCTTGGGGTTGGCGGCGTGGTGCCACCCGTTGATCCACCGGAACCCTCGGAACCGGCAGAGCTACCAGCACTTCCTCCTTTGTTTAACTGTCCTCGAAGCGCCGCTAATTCTTGAGATTGCGTCAAGATCTGTTGTTTAAGGTCATTAAACTGACTTGTGTAGTCTGGAACTTTTGGAGTCGAATCAACAGGAGCAGGAGTCTGCGCCTGCACCATTTCTTTAGGAGTGAATTTAACTTCCTGTTCGGCGGTTTGTTGCGAACGACCCAATCGCCCTCCTCGAGCCCCTTTTGCAGGTAGCCTCAGAGTCAACTCTGGAAAGTATTTTGTTAAGACTGATTCGCTCTGCTCACTCTCCGTGTCGGGCGAAAAGCCTAAGATATCCCCAGCGATTCGCTCTACTGCAGAGGTATTACGGCGAGCCATTACACGTAGCTTAACTTAATTCAGTGTAGCAACAGTTAGTTAGCCTCGACAAAATACCGCCTTAGAGTGTGTCCTGCTTTTACCACCCGGTCAAGCGTTTTCTGATAATCCGAAGCTTCTTCGTAAGTTTTAAATGTTTTAGCTTGATCCTCTTTTTTGCAATAATCTACCACTGTGTTATCTGACAGAACTATTTTCACGTATTCACCCTTAGAGTTAAGGATAACCCAACTCTCTCGAAACCTTAGATGGGTTAATGAAGCCACTTCGGTTTCGGTGTAGAGCTTTTTGACTCTGCGTATTTTAGTCTGGATAGCCGTATAAGTCACATCACTTTTTTTCTTAACAGTTTTGATAATTTTGTTTTCACGCTTTAATTTCCGCGCTGCGTTTGCGGCTACCAGAGGCGACGCGTAAGCTTCTGCAGTCACATACAGATTGTCGTCGCCCACCACCACACCGTGGTAGCCCTGGTTAATTTTGACTGTATAAACCTCTTTATCGTTGTTGGTTTCTAATTTTACAAGCGCCATTACGTTTAAAATATTCGCTGTAATACTAGCCGCCTTACCCCCTTTAGGGGCGACGTAATCTTATTTTGCAGCCCACGAGTCGCCCGCACTCGCATCCGCAGACGCTGGCACAGTTTTTAAAACTGTCTCTGCTGCTTCTCTCATAATACTCTCGAGTTTGACCTTATAGTCTTCAGCCAGATCTTCCTTTACTTCGAGCACAATTTCATCATGCACACAAGCTATTAAATAAGCTTCTTCGTTCAGATACTTACTCAGTTTTGATATTGCTATCTTAAGTATATCCGCCCCAGAGCCTTGTATCAGCGTGTTCGCACTGCACATCATTGTAGCATCGTCGTAACTTAAAAGTCTTCTCCTCCCGCAAGCTGTTCGAGTGTATGTCCAACCGTCCGCAACCAGGGCTGCCCGCTCTTTGTGCCAATGCCTCAGCTGAGGGTATGCCGCGTGGAAGGCAGCGTGGGCCACTTTTGCCTCAGAAAGGCTGAGTATTTTTCCACTCTGGGCTGCGTAAGTTTTATATTTCCTAAAGCCCATACCGTACAGCAACGCAAAATTCAACGTTTTACCATCTTGCCTTTCGTCTTTAGTAACTTCTTCGATATTTTTCTTGTAAATAAGACTTGCTGTAAGAGTGTGTAAATCTATATCTTTAATAAAAGCTTCCTTCATCTGAGGGATATTGATTAACTCAGCACCCAAGCGAAGTTCGATTTGAGCCCAGTCACAGATAACTAATTTGTAACCAGGGGAGGCTACAAAACACTCCCTGAAGTCTTTTGATCGTGGAATTTGTTGGATATTAACGCCGAAACTCGTTTTTTTCTTCGTTTTGGCGACACGAGGTGATCCACTGCTCGTGAAGCGTCCCGAGTTAGCGCCAAATTGATTGTATCCTGAATGTATTCTATGAGATACAGGATTTATATTATCAAGTAGTTTATTAACGTGCTCTAATCTAGTTTCTATCTTTGCTCGCTCTCTGTATGCACGCAATGTTAGATCATCGCTATCGAACTCAGATAGCGCTACTTGGTTCAGCGTGGGCCTGCCCGTGTTTGCATCGGCAGGCAGTTCAATTCCGCACGCTGTAAACGCTGCCACTACTTGGGCAGTTGACCCAGGATTAAATTCTTTATTGGCTTTTTTGCCAATCGCAATCTCACCGTTGATGTTTCTAGGAAGCTTCCTATCATCAGGCAAACGCGCATCCAAGGCAGATATAAATTCTGTTGTCTTAGACTCCAGCTCTTGTTCTGTTCTAACTTTTAAAACTTTTAATTTAGCTACATCTACGTTAAAACCTCTGCGACACATAGACGCAACAGCTCTAATACACTGACTTTCTAGTGAGTAAATCTCCAGAAGATTTTCTTCCTTGAGCTCTTCGTACTGCTGCTTAGCTATTAGAGGCAGAATTTTTACGTCCTTGGCAGCGTAAGTAAGCTGCTCCTCTGTCAATACATCGGAACTCCAATCCGAAGTCTGCTGCTCTTTATCTACTTCTATATTTAATCGACGATTGGCGACCGCTTTTAATCCGCAGGAAACATCCGCGAAGTAAGGCTTCTTCGTCTGAGGGGCAATCCGCTTCTCTTTGAAACCTGCACGTAAGACTCTTTCCGCTATATAAGTGCAAAATATTTTGTTCTTGAAGTCACAACCTAGAGAGGACAGGAACTGAAGATCGAAGTTGGCGTTATGCGCAACCAGCGTGGACCTAGTTTCTATATACTTACACAGCTCTTCTGTGTTTGTCTTAAATACATCAAAGACATACACTGGATCGTTCATATCCTCAACTGAGGCTGAACAAATTTGGATCAAACGGACTTTGCACACCCAGCTGTCAAGTCCTGTTGTCTCTGTGTCGAGAACAATCTTTTCGTACTTTTGCAGCTCTCGTAGAGCATCGACACATTTTTCATTCGTATCGACAAAAACCAAGTCCATTTTTTTAGGTAAAAAAATGTGCGCCATCTCTCGATGACGCACTCTACACGGATTCAAACCTTAAGTCAGCTTGCAACCTGATGAGAGAATTGCTGGGAAATGTAGAGATCCATATCTCCCCATTTATCGCACAGCTCCTGACCGCGGCCCGTCAGCTTGACCTTGTAGTACACCCGCTGCATTTTACTGACGTTGGAGGGCACAGGCTTCCCTTTCTTATTCACCGCCCCCGTGGAGAGCACCTTACGCTGCTCTACCAGACCTTCACGCAGGCAGAGCAGCAAGCCCTCCCTGAGCCCGATGTAGATAGGCGACACATGGAAGGTGTCCTTACGGGAAACACCGGTGCCCAGGTCCAGCGTCGTGAGCCCCTCCCGCGTGGGAATAAATCCACGGAAGAACTTAGAGTCCCTAGGAACTTCTTTATTGTCCCACATCGTATTTGCGAATAGCAGTGCAGTCTCTCGGATAGTCACCCACTCTTTCTGACTTGCTGCCTGCAGTAACATCGCAGCACCGGCATGGGAGTAAGTATTGGACTTCACCAGTGTCTCTATGAGATTCTCAACATAGTTGAGTTTGCTTGGAGAGCTTACAACGCTCAGCTTTACTGGATCCCTACGAATGAACTTCGTCTGAGTTAGCCTCTGTTCGACAGAAACTTTCCATGCCACAGAAGCTAGCTCTTTGTTGTTGGTTTCGACAGCCAAGTCAAAGAGGCGCTTGCTGTCTACCTTTCCGAAGTCAATTAAATTAGTCAGCTCAATTGAAATAGGATTCTTGCGCCCGTTGCGGGTCGCGTCTATGAGTGCCGAAGCTTCGGAAGACTCAAGTGGGACTCCTTGGAGGCAAAACTGAAAGTTCATGTCGAAGTGATGAGACCTGTCCAAGATAGAAAAGTTTCGAGGGAATGCAAGCCACTATACACGAATTTAAGCTTTGTGTGCTCTGCTAGCTCAATGCTTTAAATACGTCATCTATGTTTGTACACCATGTATCTATGTCTACGGCTACTGCATCGGAAACATCACGTATATCTGCATCTGTTAGAAATAATACGTGCCGAAGAAAATCCAAGTTAGGAGACCCAAAGATTTCTTTTAAGTAAACTTTTACACACAAAGAAATATCATAAAAACTACCTTGATGTACTCCTGTTAAGGGATCTAATCCGTCACTCTTGTAAATAGTGAAAATCATCAGTGTCGGTTGGTACTCAATAAGACAGTCCTTATAGTATATTTCTCTTCGACTGACTATGTTCTTTTTATCTCTAGAGTCGGTAATATTAACAGAGACCCACTCACACATATCTCCATAAGCACTGCTCTTTCTAGCGTACTCTTCTTTTAATTTCTGTATTATTCTGGCGCACTCAACCCTCACGATATCTTTGTCCACTTATATACACCTTGTATTCGTCCGTTACATACATAAAGAACATTCGCTATCCGGTCGTACCACACGTCGCCTAAATGCACACTGTTCTGCGGTTCCTGTGGAGAACCCTCGGGATCCTCCGCTGAGTCCTGATGAGCGTACTCATCTTTTACTCTAGAGATTTCGTGCTCAGGGTTAAGTGTCATGGGTCAGCGGGTTAAGTGAGTTAGTTAAAAGTTACCTGATACACTTCTGTATTGCGTCCATAGTATCCTCTGCGTTATAGAGATTAACAGAATACAGCTCATCACTGAACCTCTTACACACCTCTGGGATTGAGGAGTTAACGCATATCGTGTTCCATTGAATACCTGTCTGTTGCTTCAGGGTGTTCAGGCGTCGAATAAAGTTATCGTTCACATCGCTGTTCCCATCTGTGATCATGAGTACGTCTGCCTTGTCCCCGATCTTGGCGTGATCCAACGCGTGGGCGATTACGGCATTAAAGCTTGTACCGCCCCCCAGCACCCAGGTAGCCACGAAGTCCAGAAGCGAGCTGTTGTTCTTTCGCTCCGCTTTTAGCTCGACGCTACCTTCGATTCGAGTGTCGAACAAATGTATCTGGACTGTCCGGTTCTCTTTGAGTGCTTGCTCTGCAATAACGAAAGTAATTGCTTTGCTCCAGAGTTCGGGTTCTCCCCCCATTGAACCTGATACGTCTACGTACATAACAATCGGACCTTTACCTACATCTTTCCTGTGTGCTGTGTAATCTTTAGTTAACAAGGTTTTCTGAGAGTATTTCAGAGCGAACAGTGCGCGCCCCTCTGGGGTGTTAGCGAGAGCAACCTCAACCGGGAATGCTTTTGTGACATCATCACCAAACTTAGCCCCGGTAATAGCTTCGTATTGATCTTGAATTTTCTTTGCTTTTTTGCGGTCGCTCCACAGGCGACGCATCGCCCCCAGTTTTTTAGCAAGCTGACGGAGTTGTTTGTTGTAGCTAAGACGCTTTGCTAGTTCGCGTTTCTCCGCAATACCTCCTACATGAGATCCGAGACCAGCTTCACTGCCGTGGATAGAACCTATAGCATCATTTGTCTCATCGGATTGCTTTACCACAGTGTCAACAATTTTGTGTGATTGACTCTGAAGTTTATCGTGTGCTTCTTGGATTGCTTCTGTGATAGCTTGTCCTAAGGCTTTTCCTTCTTTCCTCGCCTTGTCGGCTGCCCGGTTGTCCCCCTTAGCCTGGGCTTCTCGAAACTGTTTTCTGAGTTCTTCTAATCGTTCTCCTGCGTTTGTCAAAAGCTGAACATCAAACTGCCCTTCCTGGATTGCTTCTTCGATTACTTTCGATAGCTCATTCAGAATGTTGACGGCATTGTTTCCTGCATTAAATTGATCCCCAACACTCCGCCGAATGAGCTCAGGCCAAGCAGCAGCCTGGCTGAGATCGTTCATGATTGAATACCAGATACCGTTCTCAGGTTTGTATCCTTTGGGTGTTACTGTTGTGTCCCCGTCGCAGACTTTACGGAAGTAATCTTCGTACGCATCTTCGGTCACAAGCCATTCGACATTATCCCCGTTATACAGACGCTCGAATACTTCCTTACCAAACCTAGACAATTGACGAATGTTATAAGTGTCGATTAAATACGTAACAGAAGGGCGAACATCCCGAATAAAATCGGACCACAGAAAATCAGCCAGGGCAGAGCAAGCTAATGTCAGTGGTTCGTTATCGATTATTCGAATAATCTCAGTGTGTTTTGTGAGGTTCATGTGTTTCCTTTGAGTGTCAGATAAAGGTAAATCTCTTACTTACTAATATCGCTAATGGCTCGAGTAAGTGTATTGCAGTTGTTCTGCAAATTCTGCTGCAGTTTAACACCAGCAGCTCTCGTGGTAACAGACATCCTGAATCTAGTCCCATCTAGAATCTCGTTTACTTTATCGCGAACTGTGCTCATATCCTTGTAGTATTTGCGTAGGAGAATTACAAAGTCGTTTAGGTCACCTAGCCCCTTGGCTTGATACCTGTGTGAGTACGTAGTGTACTCTGACATGATCCCTGCAGCTGCTCGTTTTGCGTCGTTAAACACACGATCCGCTGTGGGGATTTCTTGCTCTAGCACTTCATGAATAACTTCTTGATCTTCTCTTGTTTGGTAAACAATATGCACAAGGCTGTTGTGCATATGCTCTGCGTACAGTTCATCGTCACCTTGAACGACAGCCCATGCCTTAAGGAACTTAAGGATTTGTACGCGACGACGATCACTGATTACGATGCTTCGATTAGCCAGCATCTCCCAGACACTACTGAAACGATCAAGAAATTCATCTGATACTTTTATATCTGCAGCTGCTTCCTGCAACTCTTGTAGCTCCTTCAGTGTCAGGTGCTCACCGACATCCGGTCGTGAACTAATACCCAGTGCCCACTCGTCCAACCGACGCTTAGAAACAGGCTTACGCAGAAGATCCACCGTGGGACGGAAAAGGAATCTGTCGGCAAATGCTTGAAGAGATTCCTCATCCGGCCAGCTATTTGTTGCGGCAACTATGGATTGGATCGGTGTGTCGAGCAGCTCTTTGCCGTTGTTAAATGTTCGTTCGTTAAGCAGGGTGAGAAGAGAGTTAAGGATCGCAGAGCTTCCACGAAATAGCTCATCAAGAAAACCGATGTGAGCACTCGGAAGATATCCAGTTACATCACGCGTGTACTCATCGTTGAGTAGCTTTGTTACAGCCACTGGGCCAAAAACTTCAGAAGGATCTGTTGTTGGGGTGAGCAAGTAGCCGAAGTAATTAGCCCCCTTGATTCCTTTACAGATGTTCCTCACAAGATCTGATTTCCCTGTGCCGGGGACACCAAGAAGGAAAGCGTTTTGTTTGCTCAGCAAGGTTGCAAGCAAACCGTCAATTACGTGCTCGCGTTCGAGCGTGGCATTGTTGAGAGCACCACGAAAGCTTTGCAGTTTAGTAAAGAGAGTGTCGTTCATTTTGAGTAAGCTTGAATGATTTGTTGACCGTTTACGTTAAACGTGATCTCAGTTAACTGGAACCTAAAGTAATTTTCGTGTCATCTTAATCTTCCAGGACAAAAGGAACCGGACGTGGGAAAGGGACGTGTACTGCTCCAACCCAACAAGAGTTGCTCAGTACTCCACTAACTCCTGCCAGACGTTTACACGCTTGAGTAAAGTCAACAAAGGTTACAGCTTTCATTACATCATCTGTGTACTTTTCGATGTCATACAAGTACCCTTTGTCAGACTCAATAACATGTAGGACTCTATTCATCAGAAATCCAACTCCGTTTTAGATGTTGTAGCCTCCACGTCGGGCTCTACATTCTTGTCCACAACAGCGGAGATTAGATCTTCAAGGTTCTCACCAGCCGCACCAATGAGCTCCTTACGTTGGTTGATTAGTTTGTTCAGGTGCTTAGAACGCTGAGCGTAAACATTGAGTTCGAGGTTGGCATCTTTGATAAGGAGGTTTAAAGCACCTGCGTTTTCTGCGCCTTTAATTCGATCACACAGAGTCTTATAAGTGTTAGACAAAGACAGAGACTGTTTCAATACGTCTAAACCTTTTGAGGTTTCACGTTGCTGGCAGATGTTTTCCAGCTCTTCGCGAATCTCATCCTGAACTTTGTAGAAATCTTCCGTCCCTTGATTCCGCGTGGCCCTGTCGTTGGATTGAATATCGTGTCCAGCTTGCAGTAACTTTTCAGAGAGTTCTGCGAGATTATCGAAACCAGGCACACTGTCACTGATCAATTTAAGTTTCTGAGCAGTGATCTGCCAGCTCCCTCGTTTCTTGTCTCCGCCTGTTTGTTGTCGGCCTACTTTAGTAACGTTCCGCGCATCCAAATCGTCAAGCAGTTCTGCACTAATGACTAGTGCTCGGTCTGCAGCATTGTTACGTGCTGCCGCCAAAACTTGTTGAGTATTGATTTGGTTTTCGTAAGCGATAAGAGAATCTAGATCACCCTCGATCGGTTTTGTTACTCTCTCCATTGATGTCGGCAGAGGGCCAAGCACCGAAACTCGAATTGGTGTTTTGTACTCCTCTTTCGTAGGAAAGAATTTCATGTATGCGTCGAAGGCCAGTTTAAATTCATCTGTGTCACTAAACAAAGGACGCAGAATACCTTCAGCTGTTTGTTGCCACGCTTCATACTCCGACTCCCACAGATCTTTAAGTTGATCGTTTGCTTCAGCTGCTGCAGTCCGAATCTCTTTAATCAGGTCGTTAGCCAGATAAAAGTAGGAAGAAGTGACAAAGTGAGCGTCACCAAAATGAATGCAATAGCCATCATACAATTCGCGCTGTAGCATACGAAGCGAATCAAGCTTTGCTTTAAGTGCATTTGAGAGATTAGGACGCAGACTGACTGTGTTATTGCGCTGAAGTGTTTCGATAACAGACGCAGGCAGTTTCAAATCATCAAACTTGATTTGAACGCTCTGCCTAACGTCAGCTGAGATCGAGCAGGAGAGCAGATAATGAGAAGTCATCTTGATTAGTTAAAGAGAAAGTACAGGTTTCCCTGAGAAAAATACCCCTCCAACAGGAGGGGTGCAGCACTCACGCGGAGACCCGAGCAAGGTTACCATGTAAAGCATGGAATGGCAAGACCTTAACGGTAATCTCAGAGTTTAGCTGTGCGTCACGATACAATCGTATCGTTCACGGTGAGTCTCGTATGAGACTATTTGTGCAGACGGGTGAAAGCAAGCACAATCTTATCTGTAGTCTGGTCGCACTCTCCTGCCAGAAGCAGCTCTTCAGTAGCGTGCTTAAGCTTTGCTTTCGCTAGCTTGAGCTTCTTCTCGAGCTGCTCAACGTCGCCCGCAAGTTTCTCAAGCTTTACATGCAGCGTGGGCTTACGAGAGATTCGAACAACGATATTTGTGTTGTACTGAGGGAACTTGAACCTGCTTGCCTCACCTGAAAAGATAGACAAATCCAAACCCTGTGATTCAGCGAGTGTTACATCGCGCAGTAGATTGTCTTTCGCGGAGTCATACACAACTCCGAAAGATTGATTCAGTTCACTTAGTGCAGTATCGCACTCATCGTAAGCCTCAGCCGCCGTGGCCCCCAGGGAGACCAGCTCTGTTGTTTTGATACGCATGGGAATTTGATGTCAATAGGTTGCCCCACGTTGGTTCCGGTCGGTGCCACCGGTGCTCATCATAGCATATTGGGAGTTCTATCTAATCAGAAGGAGTCGGAGCCGAAGGAATCAAACCTCACCCGCGCTGCGCTCAAACTCCCACGTAAAAAACGCAGCGGTCGTCAGACGCTCCGAAGAAATCCTGTATTCATTATTACAGGAACGGCTTCCCTGTAGTCGGTCACCGTTTAGGGTAAACCGCCAAAATCCGCCCCCTTAGCTCATCGTTTTCCTGTAAAGCCTTGATCTTGGCTTCCTCTGAGTTGCGGGCTTCCACCGAACAGTAGAAGCCCCAACCAGTTTTGCCTCTTTTCGCAAAAATATCAAATTGTTTAGCCGATGTCAAAGGAGAATTTGAAAGCACGGGGAAACTTCATTCGGTTGACTTTAAGAAGTATATCTCCGACCCTGCGGGGTTCCCACAAATTATTTAAGGATTACGTTAATACGCGTATAGTTACTTTGTTTAAGTTTGTGCAATAGCTTAGAAGACTCAGGTTATATATAAATTTTCTATATTACCGAATCACTTAACGTAATTTTCGCTACGTTTGGCGGTGTTTACAGATTTGATGGTGTTGTTCAAGCCTCCTATCATGAGTCGAGCATCTCTATGTGGCGAGCGATAACCGCACCATCGTGCGTTAAAGCAAATGCCTCCGCAAACCCTTGTGTAAACAGCCGGATTTGATCTGGATCCGAGAAGCTTTGTTTCGTTTCCAGAGACATGAGATCTCCGTTGTGAGCTTCAATTTCAACCTTAACCCTGTAGTTCTTCATGAGATTACATGCGTTGTATGATTCGGCCCCGCGAAGCGGCCCCAATTAGCTCTGCTCCCTTTGAATAAACGCCACCTTACAGATACCGCGTGGGACCAACTTTATGTAATCCCCACAGTCTTCGCGATCGCAACGAACACCGTTCCATCCGATCTCCCTCTTTGCTCTACGTACTGCTGTAACATCAGTTGCTTCGATGCAGTACTTTTCGACCCAGCTGTAGTTAGCTTCGCCCCCGAATGTATCGGTGACTTCGATGAAGTAGTACGACATTGGTTTAGTTAAATACGTTGTGATCAGGGTTTGGGTAGATCATCCAGCGCTCGAACGCTCGATCAATCGCGATAATGTCCCTCCGTTCGAGAGAAGTTGCGACGCGACGAGAGAGTGAATCTGTATCTATAGAGAAAGCTTTGCAGTGAGTGTGTCTGTAGAGATTTAGGTTGCTTCGAATGTAGCTAACCATTTGACGCTGGAGATAACCGAGAGGACGAGTACTCATGATGTTCAGCGTGGAATCAAAGTTTGGGGAAGATTTGGTCTCCATACAGGCATACAAAGCCCAGTATCAGAAACACAAAATTCCACGGTGTTGTTGCCACCGTACATGTCAGGACAAAAAACATCGCCGCCAATCCGAGAAAGATGTTGAGTTTGTTCTTGGTAGACACGTTCAGTTCCGGTTTAGATGAGGAGATGGTGAGTAGACTTGCTAGTAAAGCACAAGATTAATGGCTTACTTAAACCATAACCTTCCTACATTTACTTGTTACATACGCAATGAGTTTCTGTACAACCACAAGAAAGGGTTTGGAGAGGTGACTCTGTGCGATGTTCACTCTGTAGCTTCGTTAGAGAAACGTGTTCCTTTGTTTGAAACATTCTTAGAGAACGGTGTTAACTGGACGCGCAGACCCATCCACGCATTCTGTTGGAAACCGGACGCACCCAAACCTACACTTGAGGAGTGTATGTGGTGGGATTGTTTCTCACCCTAC